GACTGGTTGAAGTTGAATCCGTTTAGGTTGAATGCCATTGTACAGATACCCATAGAGGTCAACCATACACATACAACTGGGAATGTTGCTAGGAAGAAGTGTAAACTTCTTGAGTTGTTGAATGAAGCATATTGGAAAATAAGTCTTCCGAAATATCCGTGTGCTGCCACGATATTATATGTTTCTTCTTCTTGACCAAATTTATAACCATAGTTCTGAGACTCAACTTCTGTAGTTTCTCTGATTAGAGATGATGTAACTAAAGAACCGTGCATTGCACTAAAGAGTGAACCCCCAAACATACCTGCTACACCTGCCATATGGAATGGATGCATTAGGATGTTATGTTCTGCTTGGAACACGAACATGAAGTTAAATGTACCTGATATACCTAAAGGCATTCCGTCTGAGAAAGAACCCTGACCGAAAGGATACACTAAGAATACAGCAAATGCTGCTGACACTGGAGCAGAGTATGCTACACAGATCCATGGTCTCATACCTAATCTGTATGATAGTTCCCACTGTCTACCCATGTAGGCAGAGATTCCAATAAGGAAGTGGAAGATTACCAACTGATAAGGACCACCATTATACAACCACTCATCTAGAGTTGCTGCTTCCCAGATAGGATAGAAGTGGAGACCAATTGCGTTTGAAGATGGAACGACAGCACCAGAAATGATGTTGTTACCATACATGAATGAACCTGCTACAGGTTCTCTGATTCCGTCGATATCGACAGGAGGTGCTGCTATGAAAGCAACGATAAAACATGTTGCTGCTGCGAGCAAACATGGAATCATGAGTACACCGAACCATCCAACATAGATTCTGTTTTCAGTTGATGTTACCCACTCGCAGAACTCAGGCCATCCCTTTAGGATACCACCTGATCTACGTGTTAAATTAGAGGTTGTCATTAATAAGACGTTTTGTAAGTAGGGCATGAAGGGTACATGCGAAACTTATTTCCTGTAATCCCTCACTACAGGATATGAAAGACGTAATTTATCCTCCCTATAGGTCTTGGTTGAAGGGGAGCAGTAATATGTTCAAAAGAACACCTGACGTTATTTATAGTAACATAACTTTACACCTTTGTCAACTACCTATCGTCTGCTGCTCTATTCTCTGAGTAGTGCACATCAAAATCCCCACCGGGGTAACGCTTCTTGAGTTTTTCCACATTGCCTTCTATAACTTCATCAAGAGTCACATTTAAAGCAGCACATGCTTGCATCACGTACCACATAACGTCACCCAACTCAATAATAAGATGCTCTCTATTATCGATGTTCCAAGGTTTACCTTGAAATATAACCTTTTTGACAATCTCCATAAACTCACCACCTTCAGCACTAATACCAACGGAAGCAGTAAGAAGACGTTCAATATGGGCACCCTTTCCATCAAGGGAACTAAGAGTCTCAATAAAAGATTTATAATTCTTACTGGGATCGGATGTGACACCATCCACGAATACAGCATACTTATCCAAGTCCACTTTGGCATAGGTTTTATGTGGTTGGTTATCCTTGTGTGTCTGAAAATCTCCGGACATAATCACTCCAATTTTGTTTTATTATAGCACAGTAATTGACTTTGTAAGTTTTCATTACATCAGCGTAAGATTCAGAACTTCCAGTCATTGAATTTTGCTTTGGAATCTTGAGAAGGTGCTGTATGAGTGTCCACATTAGTGTCTAAGATGTCATCCTGTGCTTCTTGTTCACAATCATACAATCTCATCTTTGGTCTGTCAATACCTACAACAAATCTTTTGTTATATGTTGGATCGTTGTATCTATTTTTGAGTTGTTTGACCATAATCTGACCTAGTTCTTCTAGTTCATCGCTACTGATAAGTGCAATCATAAGGTCAGCAGTTGCAGGAAGACCAAATGATTCTGATGTATCTGTAAGATCAGGATCAGTGCTAGTAAAACCACTCCGTGTAGTCTGAGTTGCAGAGAAGATCGGTACATCAAATTCTACAGCAAGACCACGTAGTTCTTCTGCTATTGCTTTGACATAATTGTATGAGTTTACATTGACTGCATTTCTATATCTTGATGATGCACAGATGTTTAGATAATCAATGAATATAATATCAGGTGTAAAATTTTTCTTGAGTTTCAGTTCACTCAACAATGATCTGAAGTGTCCTACATGTGCAGATGCAGTAGGATACTCTTTGATAATCAACTTACCTTGAGTTTTTTCTCTGAGTTTGTTTACCTTCTTTTCAAATACAGTTTTTGGTAACTCTGCAACTTCCTTGATATTTGTATTCAACAGGTTGGCATCAATTCTTTCTGCAATCTTTTCCTCTGCCATCTCACATGTGACATATAAAACATTCTTCCCCTGTAGTAAGACACTAGCAGCATAGTGACACATGAATAAGGACTTACCAACACCTGTTCCTGCAAGTGCAATATTCAAAGTCTTATTTGATACACCACCTGCGGTGATCTTATTGAACATCTCAAGATCAAACTCTATCTTATTCTCCTTTCTATGATAGTACTCGTATCTTCCTTCTGAATCATCAATGTAATCATGTCCTACATGCTGATCAAATCCTACTGCTAGGGCATCTTTCAATATATCTGGTATAGCATCATTACTATGTTTCTCATCTTGCCCATCAGCAATCTGAATACTCTTCATCAATGCAAGGTATATTGCTCTCTCTTTACACCATGACTCTGTTGTATCTTGTGCCCATACTCTTTCAGATGTTGACTCATGTAAAGCATCAATCAAGTTCTCAACCAAAACAAACTCATCTTGTGTAAGATCATCACGTTTCTCTGCCTCGATATGAAGAACTTCTTTGGTAGGAAGTCCATCATATGCCTTGACATATTCTGCAATTTGTTGAAACACTACACGATCAGTTCTTTCTTCAAAGTATTCATCACGAATGAATGGGAGAACCTTACGAGCATATACTTCATCGTGAAGTAGATTACTCAGAATCGTTAGTGGTACTCTCTCCGTTTCCATAACTAAAAGTTTGTTTTGCAACAGTGTCAATTTGTTCTAATACTTCTTGTGTGAAGTATTTCTCAGGGTTCTTGTATATCTCAGAACCATATATTTTTTTGCCATCAACTTCGTAACGAGTTGAGACTTTCTTCCAGATACCACCTTTCTCAGCAAGTTCAAGAAGACCATAGTACTTGTCTAGACCACGTTTATCATAGTATAGACGTGTGGCAATCTGTTCATTCTCCTTGCTTATACGCGACTTAACAACCTTTGCCTTGATAATGTTTCCGACTCTTTCTGTTCCTTCTTTTTCTTGAGATTTAGATAGGTATATGATAGTAGTGGCAGCATACTTGAGACCGCTACCACCGCCCATCTCTTTTGTGGGCATGTAAGAACCGATAACATCATAGGTGTGGTTTAGAACGATAAGTGGGACTTTGGCAATACTAAGTTTCTGTGTTAGAACTCTGAATGCACCTTTTACAAGTTGTGCCTTAGACATGTCACGAACCGACTTACCATCCGCTATATCTTTGGTTTCTTTTTCTGTAGAAAGGTTTCCTAGAGAATCGAGAACCATAAGCATTGGTTGTCGATCTTCTTCTTTCTGACTATTATACTTGTCTAGTATTTTATATGCAACATTTCTGAAGTCTTCTACAGTCAAACAGTCAATTGTCAGGAACTGCTTACCTGTGGGATCCATTCCCCTTTTCTCTAATAGTTCTTTTGTTATAGCACCCTCTGTGTCAAAGTATACAACTCCTCCTTTAGGGTTCTGATTCATAAAATTATTACAGATAGAAAGGGCAAAGAAAGTTTTGCCCGTTGCTTCTGATCCTGCAATAGCAGTTATCTTATTGTCAGATACACCTCCAAAGATGGATGTGCTACAAAGTGCATTGAAAATATAGGAACCAGTGTCTAGAAAAGAATGTGATTCCTCTAGATTCTTTGACAACTTTGCAGTGTCTTTTCCTATGTCTTTGATTACATCATCAAAAAAGTTCATTAAATTACCATTCCGTGTGTTTCTCTTAGGATTTTTTTATATGGTCCACCGGGGTTTGCCTCGATAGTTTCCTTTACTAACTTTAGTTTTTGATACAATGCTGTATCGCCACCAAGTGTCAATGCCTTGACAATAACGCCAAGTTCTTTTTCATTTATTGGAAGATCCAAAATAGTTTGTCCTGATTCTAAAAGTATAGCACTAAATGAAGAAAGATTCAAGTGTTGCAGTTTTCTCAAGTGACCACCCAATCGCATCTAGAATCGCCCGAACAGGTTCGATAAAAGATTTATTGAATTGTAAATCGTAATCGATATATTTTTGTAACCCTAACTCACTGGGAAATTGGTTGATAAACGAAATAACATTTTCATGAATCGGATTGGGTTTCTTGAGGTAAACAAACTTTATCTTTTCGCCATTGTTTATCATATTATACTTATTATCTAGTTTATTTTTCTTTATGTGATGATTGAAAAGTAAGGATCCCCTAGAATGTATAGGTGTACCTTTGGAATATATGCCACTTGAACTTTGATATTTCGTAACATTTGAAACTGATCTGGGAAATGCAATCTCCTCTGCAGGCAACTTCTTGAAGTCTACTCTTGCTTGTTCTACAAAGTCTATTACATCTTGTTCTGTCTGTGTCAGTATAACTTTCAATGCATCTCTAATAAGAGTTCTACATGGTGCAGGTGTAGATGATTTGACTGCTTCAATACCCATCATCTTGAGTTTTGGTTCTGCAAATCTTACACCTTCTATGTCCCATGCATTTAGAATATATCTTTTCTTCGCTGTCCATATACCTCTTTCTGCTATTGTCTCACGTTTCATGAACATCTTCTGCTCGTAAGCGTTGACGTACGTGGCCAACGCTTGGTAAGAACTCGAAATATACCTTTCAAGTTCCACATCACAGATCTTGTCAAGGAACCCAACAATGCTTTCAGTAGTCTTCTCTCGTTCCTTGTATATAACTTCAACAAGAGGACCCATGTGCAAATAGATAGAGTCAGTATCACTAGCAATAACATAATCAACCTCCTTAGTTTTTAGTATTTTGTTCATGTAGATGTTCATCTTGTTCTCAATCCAACGAATAGAGAACTGACCACCTAATGTGATTGCTTCAGCGTTCGCTAATTTGTAATAACGAAAGTAGTTATTACCGATAGCACCATAGGCAGAGTTGAGTTGAATCTTCTTTGCCATCTGTATATTATTACAGCGAGCAATTTCCCTTTCCAATGCCTTGGTAGGAGACTTCTCATACTCTTGCTTTGCCTTGAGCATCTTCTTCTTGAAGACGACTCTTTCACTGTATATTTTGTCCATTATTTTGGGTAAAAAACCCCTCTTTTTAGTGGTAAATACAGCACCATTTGGACACACAGTAACGTCTTTGAGACCAGATAGATCTATTTCCTCGTTCAATAACTTATCCACACTCACACCACGATATCTTTCATCCAGTAAAGTTTCTGGTGAAATATTATATTGCATTATAAGATGAGGATATAGACTGTTCAAGTCAAATGATACCACCCAATCATAGACACCCGGTTTTGGTTCTTTTACATATGCACCTGCATACCTATCTGACTTATCCTCATCCTGCTTTGGTGGTATAACAATATCTTTTCTCTTCAAATCGTTGTAGATAATCATATCCCACATACGAACCTGATAGAATACATCATTAAAATTAACTTTGGCATCATATGCCATGGTCACAGCAAGTTCAATCAACTTCATCTTCTCTTCAAGAGCGTCAACAAGTTTTACGTCAACGATGTTGTATTCTACAAACTTCTGCCATCCATTTGTATAAAAATCTTTAAAGGTATCATACTCATCATGATCTAGTTTCTTCTGTCCTAGTTCTACAGATGAAATATAGTCCAATCTATACGACTCTTGTGCCTTATATGTGAACTTCTTGTATAGATCTAGGTAGTCTAGAACAGTAACACCTGCAATATCATACTGTAGATGTCCTCTACCCTGTATGAAGATCTCTTCATGAGTCACTAGACCCCATGGAGATAGTTGCTTTGATGCTTTCTCACCTAGAATACGAGTGATTCTCTTTGCAAGGTATGGTATATCGTATAATGTACAGTTCCATCCTGTCACAATCTCTGGTGTGTTCTGTTGCCAGTATGCTAAAAATCTTTGTAGCATATCATACTCATCCACACACCTGATATAAGTTACATCCTTATCCTTATTGTCAAAAGGACCAACACCGAAGGTAACTATTTTCTTTGAAGAGAAATCAAGTAATGATATGAGCAACATCTCTTCATCACACTTCTCTACAGAGGGGAATCCATTCTCTGACTTCACCTCAATATCAATCGTGACGAGTTTCATGTTGTTGAGATCAAACTTTATCTCATCTTCTGGATACTTATCTGAAATATACTGGTAGATGTATCTACGATTGCCATAGATAGGGAACTTTTCTATATTCTCATGCGATCTTATAAACTCTCTACAATCTCTTACGTTTCCCGGTTTTACCTCACCAACATACTTCCCATCCAAGGTTCTATACTTTGTTTTCTTCTTACTGGGAACAAACAAAGTGGGTTGAAAGTCATCTCGTAATGTAAATGACCTACCATTCTCATAACCACGAACCAGAAAGTCGTTACCGACCATCTGAACGTTGGTGTAATATCTCATTTTACAGTAATGCTAGGTTTTGCTGTAAGTGTTTGGTACTTATCAAGTTGATCCTTATCAGGTTGCACCATAGTTAGTATACTATCAGAATGAATCATCAATTCTTTCTGTGCTGTGAAACTTGGCCATGATGTCAAGAAATTCTCACCATTCTCTTGCTTCAATTCATATGGTTCTATCAGTTTGCAGTCGGGTTCTCCCAATTCAGTACCAACTTCTTCAATTCGAGCAATGAGAACCAGTTGGTTTTTCAATAATAATATTTGTATCATGTCAAGGATAGGTTTCTTGAATTTAATTGTAGCACGGTATCCCTTACTTTGTCAATGTAACCACTATTTCTTAGTTCTTTGAACACAAGGTTCTCAAATCCATATTCTCCAAAGGAATCGAGTGATGCCTGCCTTGCTGCTCTTAGTTTCTTCATTATAGCACGTAATCCGACACCATTGTCACTATCCACAAGTCTGTCTATCTTACCTTTGATGTTATTTGTCTTCTTTTCTAGTTCTCTTTCATCTAGTTCACCCTCAAATTTCTGTGGTTCTTGTATAAATCTGTTTTTTAGTAGACTATAGACACCCTGACTCTTCTTTCTAGTGATTCCGGGTCTCTCAATGTATGGTTCTGCCTGTACACCATAGATTTTGATATCATGAGTCAACTCCCATAGAGTTTTCTTGTCCATGTAGTAATCATCTATCAATTCTGGGTCACAATCAGGCACATACTTAGGATCTACCACTAAATGTACATCAATATCAGAATATTTGGTGTAATTATACCCTGCATTACCTCCTAACATCAAAATATCTACTATTCCTGCCTCTGGTATCTCTGCATAGTCTGCAAATGCCTTACCAAAGTCCATTAATTTTTCTCTAACTGTGGATTTTAATCCAGATGGACCCCAAAATATTGGATTTAATTTATCTCTAAACTTCAAAGTCAGACCCTCGTTCAATCGACGAAGATCTGACGCTGAAATGTGTTTTCTTACCCTATTGAACACAACCTAATTGCCTTTTTAGGTATTTAGAGCCACTCCTTACGCTGCCTGTGCTCTGGAATGATTCTTTCTATGTCAATAAGGAGTAATCCATCCTCAAAATTTACATCCTTTACTTCCAAATCATCTGGTACTGCCCATGATCTAGTAAAAGATCTCTGTGCAAGACCACGATGCATGTAATCAGTGCCCTCTTTCTCAATTTTCTGACCTTCGATGATAAGTTTGCCCTCTTGGGTGTAAACTTTTAGTTCATCTTTCTTGAATCCTGCTAGTGCTACCTCTACTTTATACTCATGATTGGATATCTTTATAGTATTATAAGGTGGGTAGTTAGAATTTTTGAAGTGTGAATCGAAATCGCTGATCCAATCGTCAAATCCGATCATGTTTCGTCTTATTTTGTTGAGATATTCTTGTGTATCTCCAACTGTCAACGTGATTCCGTTGTCAAACATAGTGACCTCTTTAGCGTCTGTGAATAATGTCCCCGAAGGCGACAATACTAATTATACACGATGCTATTTTTTGAGGGTACGGTTATTGGGGTTCGGTAGTTTTTCTTTTTCCGATATTATATTTTGTTTCTAACTTCCAATCACCCTTTTCTCTGTATGATATTACCTTTATCTGATTCAATGGTGCTATATCCTCAATCAAATTTGAAGAAATTATGTTAACAAGACCCCAATCTGCTAGTAATTGTACGATCCTATTTCTCCTTTGAAAATCATTGATGCTTAGATTTGCCTTTTTACCATCTAAAGCAAAAAGTTCTTTGAAGTGAACTATGAAATACTTACCTTGTTTATGTAATATATGACAACTTTGATATAACTTCTTTTCTTTTCGGGATGCTACTCCAATTCTTGTGAGAGTTTCTCTTACTTTCAAAAAATCATCAGGTTCTGCTAGTGCAACCTCAATCATTTTTGTAGGCGACCAGTCATATTCTGGTTCAATCACCACGCTCATCTCAATCCTCCAGTGTCAAGTTTTTTTCTAATGAATTTCAACTGATCTTCGGTAAGTATGGTGAGGACTTGCTTTGCCTTTTCATCACTGTAGCGATAGTATTTCTTGATTAGTTCAAGATTGTCCAATTCTTCCTTTC